TTAGGTGGTAGTGTTAGAGGATTTAAAAGTAGAAATATGTCTGAAGATGACATTGCTTTAAATAAAGCTATGGATGATTACGTAGCTGTTAAAGAAAAAGAAATTGTTGAAGAGTCTGGATTAAAACCTACTACAAAAGGTAACAAAAAATATGACGTTGCAAACAAAACTGAACAAGACGATTACGACAAAATAGCTGATGAATATAATAAAGATTTAGCTGACAGAACAACAATAAGAACAGACGGTAACACAGAAATCAGAATGCCTGATGGTAACGATGAATACATTATTACTAAAGACGGTAAAATTTATAAATGTGATTAAGGATATTAAATGGCAGAATGTAAAATAAAAGAAGAAAATCTAGAGTACACAGGCAAAGATGAAAATGACGCTATGGCTGAACTGTACACAAACTACATGGCAAAACAATTAAAAGACGTTGCTGAAAACGGTGATGTTTTTATGGGCAATGGTTTTTGGAAATGGTTTAGATTTGATAGAGCAGGCGTTACAGATATGTCTAAGAATAAATTAGTTAGAGGTATTTCTAATATTTTATACGAGTCAATTGGTAAGACTGGCAAGAACTGGGTTAGGTCTAGAACTATGTCACAAGTTAAACAGTTTGAATTAAATAGACAACGTACTTTATATTATAAAAATTGGGTATCTAGTTATGATGCATGGCTTAAAGAAAATGGTTTTAAAAGAATGCATTTACATGGAATAACTAAAAGAGAAGAATTTAATGAATTAGTTGCAAGAGCAATTAGAGGAGAGTCTATAGAAAGCCCTGCTGTAAACAAAATGGCTAATGCACAAAGAGAAAGATACTCTGAGTTACTACAAAAAGCAAAAGACGCAGGTGTTAGAGGTGCAGACAAAGTAGAAGAAAACTTTAATTATTTAACTAGAATTTATTCTAACGCTAAACTTTCTAAACTTATTGATAGGTTTGGTTCTGAAAAAGTAGAAAACTTTTTAGCTAAAGCAATGCGTGGTGGTCTTAACGAAAAAGCAAATAAACGATTAGCTAAGTATTTAATGAGAGTTATTCAAAAACAAAAAAGTGAATACCAAATGAATATTGGTGGAATACTTAATGCTAAAGCAGAAGATTTAAATAGACTACTAAGAGAACAAACTGATTTAAGTGCTGATGAAATACTAGAAATAACTAACGCAGTGTTTCCTAGTAAAGGTGGAACATCAAACATATTTAAAAGCAGAAGAGCAAAACTTGATGAAACATATTCTGATGGCGAAATGTCAATATCAGATTTTTTAGAAAATGACTCAGAAATATTATTTTTAAACTATGCAAATAATTTATCTGGACAAATAGCACTAGCAGAAAGAGGTTTTAAATCTGGTTCTGATTGGACAGCTATGATGAGACAGATAGAAAAAGAATATGAAAACATGGGTATACCTAGAGAAGATAAAGTTAGAATAAATGAAATGAAAGCTTTGCAAAGTGGTTATGACCATTTAGTAGGAAAACCTTTAGAAGATATATCTACTACATATTCTACATTTGGCAGAATAATGAGAAAATATAATTTTGCTAGAATTATGAACCAAGTTGGTTTTGCTCAATTAGCTGAGATAGGTGTGTTGATTGCAAACGTAGGTTTACGTCAAACAATTAGACATTTACCAGAAATGAGAAAACTTGTTAAACGTTTAAAAAATGGTGAAATTGATGATGAGTTTATGCGAGAAGCCGAAGAAGTTTTTGGTGGATTTGGAAGTGAAAGACTTATTAATCAAGTAGCTAATCAATCTGATGAATTTGGTGCAAGATTATCTACATCAAAAGTGGTTAAAGTAGAAAGAGCATTAGACCATTTAAATAGAATTACAGCAGATATATCTGGAATGAACATAGTCAACATGGCTATGAAAAGAATTGCATTAAAAGGTATGGTGCAAAAATGGGTTGATGAAGCTTTTGGTGGTAGCGCAGCTATGACTAAAAAACGTGCTAGAGATTTAGGAATTTCTGATGCAATGTATAAAAGAATTATTGACCAGATTAAAGCACACGCAGTTACTGAAGAAGGCGCATTAACAAAAAGAAAAATTAGAAGAATTAATATTGATAACTGGGTGGACCAGGAAGCTGCATCTACTTATGCTCATGCATTAAACAGATGGGGTAGAAGAACAATTCAAGAAAACGATATTGGTGAACAAATGTTTCTTGGAGGTTTAACAGACTCTACTACTGGTAAAATTTTATTTCAGTTTAGAGGATTTATGATGACAGCCTACGGTAAGCATTTGTTACATGGATTAAAAATGAATGATGTACAAGCTTACAAAGGTTTTATGATGTCAACTATGTTTGCAGGAATGGCATACGTAGCCCAAATACAAGCTCAAGCAGCTTTAATGACTGGAAGAGAAAGAAAGAAATTTTTAGAAAAACGTTTAGGTAAAACAGATGAAGAAATAATTAAAAATATTGCTAAAGCAGGATTTCAACGTTCAGCTTTTGCTTCATTAATACCTGCAACAGTAGACACTGGATTAGGCATATTTGGAGTTAATCCTTTATTTCATTATCGTTCAACTGGACTAGACTCAAACATTATTACTGGCAATCCAACATATGATTTACTTTGGACAAAAGGATTTTCACCTACTGGAGGTATTGCTAGAACTGCTAAAGCAATGTGGGACAAAGATTATGATTTCTCACAATCACAATATAATGATTTAACACAAATGTTTATATTGCAGAATGCTTTAGGTATTCAAAACGTAATAAGAAAAATAGGAAGTATGAACCTTCCTGAAAAACCATAACAATAAGTACCCATATTAGAAGAAGAAAAGGAGTAAAATGGCTAATTCATTTGTAAGATATACAGGTGATGGCAGCACTACACAATATGCTGTAAGTTTCTCATATCGTGACCAGGCTGACGTAACCGTAACAATTAATGGTGTAGTTACAACAGCTTTTACGTGGAACTCAGCAGGAACTCAAATTACTTTTACCTCACCACCGGCTTCTTCAAGCGCAATTGAAATTAGACGTAGAACTAGTCAAACTTCAAGATTAGTTGATTATGCGGCAGGTTCAGTCTTAACTGAAAATGATTTAGATGAAGACTCAAACCAAGCATTCTTTATGTCACAAGAAGCTATTGACGATGCAGGCGATGTAATCAAACTAGACGCAGCAAATTTTCAATGGGATGTACAAAATAAAAGACTTACAAACGTTGCAGACCCAGTAGATAATACTGATGCTGTTAACAAACAATTTATATCAACTAACATACCTAATATTACAACAGTTGCAGGTATAAGTTCAGATGTAACAGATGTTGCTAACATAGCTTCTGATGTCACAGCAGTTGCAAATGATGCTACAGATATTGGTACAGTAGCTAGTAACATAGCTGATGTATCAACTGTTGCTACAAATATAAGTGATGTAGTTACAGTAGCAAATGATTTAAATGAAGCAATTTCTGAAATAGAAACTGCGGCTAACGACTTAAATGAAGCTACTTCAGAAATAGACACAGTATCAAACAATATAGCTAACGTAAATACAGTTGGTACAAATATTGCTAATGTAAATACTGTTGCAGGAATAAATGCAGATGTAACTACAGTTGCAGGTAACAACACCAACATAACTACAGTAGCAGGAATATCAGCTAATGTAACTTCAGTTGCAGGTATATCAGCAGATGTCACAAGTGTTGCTAATGATGCTACAGATATAGGAACTGTTGCTACAGATATTTCTAATGTAAATACAGTTGCAACTAATGTTGCTAATGTAAACACAGTAGCAGGAAACAATGCTAACATTACAACAGTAGCAGGAGTAAACGCAGACGTTACGACTGTTGCAGGTATTTCTTCTGATGTAACTTCAGTTGCAAATAACAATGCTAACGTAACGACAGTTGCAGGTTCAATAGCTAACGTAAATAATGTTGGTGGTTCTATAGCTTCAGTTAATACTGTTGCTTCAAACCTTGCTTCAGTAAACAGTTTCGCAAATACATATTTAGGTGCTAGTGCAACTGCACCAACACAAGACCCAGATGGTTCAAGTTTAGATTTAGGAGATTTATATTTCGATACAGCTTCAGACACCATGAAGGTCTACTCAAGTGGTGGTTGGATAAACGCAGGTTCAGCAGTTAATGGAACAGCAAACAGATTTAAGTACACAGCAACAGCAAGTCAGACAACATTTACTGGT